TGAGCGTGGCCAAGACGCCATTCAAGGCATACTTGATATTGCAAACGAAAGTCAACATCCTAGAGCATACGAAGTTGCAGGTAATCTAATTAAACAAGTTGCTGATACTGTAGATAAATTACAAGACTTACAAGGCAAACTTAAAACACTTAAAGATGTGCCTAATAAAACATCTACTAATATTAAACAAGCATTATTTGTAGGTTCATCTGCTGAATTACATAAGATATTAAAAAACAAAAACGGTAATGTTAATAGTAAAGAAGATGAAAGTTTTGAAGGCAAAAACATCACACCCAAAGAAACAGATATTTCTGATAAGTGATTTAACTTATATTAAAAAAAGACCTTGGCCGTCTTTATTATCAGGTGAAGAAATGAATGACCCAATAGAAGTTATAGAACATAATATATCGAATACACCTAGACAAGGTGCAAATGGTGTTGTTTATAAAGAAAAAAAATACTCTATATATAAAGGTAGCAGTAGAATAAATGCGGCCGTAGAATTAGGCTATGACGCAATAGAAGGAATTATAATCAATGGCTGAACACTATTTAGGAAACCCGAACCTTTTTAAGGCCAATACAAAAATAGAATACACCGAAGAGCAAATAAAAGAAATTGCAAAGTGTATGGAAGATCCTATTTACTTTATTCGTACATACATTAAAATTGTAAACATTGATGAAGGATTAGTTCCTTTTAATATGTACAAGTTTCAGGAACGTATGGTCGATACGTTTCATAATAATCGTTTTTCTATTTGTAAGTTACCTAGACAGTCAGGTAAATCAACAACCATCATTGCGTACTTATTACATCAAGTTGTTTTTAATGATAATATAAATGTGGCCATACTTGCCAACAAAAGTTCTACTGCTAGAGATTTATTAGGTCGTCTTCAACTTGCCTATGAAAATCTACCTAAATGGTTACAACAAGGTGTCTTAAATTGGAACAAAGGTTCTTTAGAATTAGAAAATGGTTCTAAAATAATGGCCGCTGCAACTTCTTCAAGTGCAATTCGAGGTGGTTCATTTAACATCATATTCTTAGACGAGTTTGCGTTTATTCCAGCAAACATATCTGAACAGTTTTTTAGTTCAGTTTATCCTACTATTTCTTCTGGTAAGAAATCTAAAGTAATGATAGTATCTACACCTCACGGTATGAATATGTTTTATAAACTTTGGAATGACTCACAACATAAGAGAAATGATTATGTACCTATTGAAGTACATTGGTCAGAAGTTCCAGGAAGAGATGATAAATGGAGAGAAGAAACTATACGAAACACATCTGAAGCTCAGTTTGCTACTGAGTTTGAGTGTGAGTTTGTAGGTTCAATTGATACATTAATTAATCCATCTAAGATAAGATTACTTTCACATAATAATCCTATTGTATCAAACGCAGGTTTAGATATGTATGAAAGGCCTGAAAAAGGAAAAGATTATGTTATGACTGTTGACGTAGCTCGTGGTACAGTAAAAGATTATTCTGCCTTTGTTGTATTTGATGTTTCAAAAATGCCTTATCGTGTCGTTGCTAAGTTTAGAGATAATGAAATGAAACCTCTTTTATTTCCTCACACAATAGAAAGAGTTGCTAAACAATATAATAATTCTTATGTCTGTGTTGAAGTTAACGATATAGGTCATCAAGTAGCAGACGCTTTACAGTTTGAATTAGAATATACAAATCTAATGATGTGTATGATGAAAGGCCGTGCAGGTCAAATATTAGGTGGTGGATTTTCTAAACGAGGTGCTCAATTAGGTGTGCGTATGACTAAACAAGTTAAAAGAATAGGTTGTCAAAACTTAAAGACTTTAATTGAAGGTGATAAACTTTTTATACCTGACTTTCATACAATACAAGAATTATCTACTTTTATTCGCAAAGGTACTTCTTGGCAAGCTGAAGAAGGTTCTAATGACGACTTAGTAATGTGCTGTGTCATATTTGCTTGGTTATCTAATCAAAGATACTTTAAAGAATTAACAGACCAAGATGTACGTGCTAGAATGTACGAAGAACAAAAAAACGCAATCGAACAAGATATGGCACCCTTTGGTTTCTTAGATGACGGCATAAATGATGAAAATAGTTTTGTAGATGAACAAGGAGAACGATGGACACCTGTAAAGATAAGAAAAGGTGACATCCTGTAGAGATTATCATATTCATAAATAGATGTGAGATAATTGATACTTTATTAGCTAATAAGGAGAATAACACATATGGCATTTCAAGTTTCACCAGGTGTTCTCGTACAAGAAAAAGACTTAACTAACGTTATACCAGCAGTTGCAACATCAATTGGTGCAATCGCAGGTCAATTTAGTCAAGGTCCAGTAGATGAGATAGTTTCTATTTCATCTGAAAAAGACTTAGTGGAGACTTTCGGCAAACCAGATTCAAATACTTTTGAGTATTTTTTCTCGGCTGCTAGTTTCTTACAATATTCTAATTCTTTAAGAGTTGTACGTGCAACAAATACAGGATTACTTAACGCTACTGCTAACGGTTCTGGCCTTCTAGTAAAAAACACAACTGACTATCAAAATAATTATTCTGATGGTTCTGGTTCTGTTGGACTATGGGCTGCAAGATCAGGCGGTGCTTGGGGTAACAACATAAAGGTGTCTGTATGTCCATCATCAACTGTTTATGAAGAAACTGCAAAAACAACCACACAAGATACTGACTCTGCTGTTGGAGATACTTCCATCGTAGTTCAATCTGCTACTGGTTTTAATGTAGGTGATATTATAAACTTTGCTGAGGCAGGCGGATACGAATATAGAATAACAAACATTGTTGGACAAACAATTACGTTTGTAAGACATCCATCAGGTGTTGGAGGATTACACACTGCTGTTGCTAACGGTTCAAACGTTAGAAGAAGATGGCAGTATTATGATCTAGTAACAGCTGCACCAGGAACATCACCTTACGTTTCAGACAAAGGTGGTTCTGGAGATGAATTACACGTTGTTGTAGTAGATGAAGACGGTGGTATCACAGGTACTGCTGGAACAGTATTAGAAGTTTATGACTCAGTTTCAAAAGCTTCTGACGCTAAAACTCCACAAGGAGATACAAACTACTATCCAGATGTAATTTATAACAAATCAGAATATATCTATTGGATGGATCACAATACTTCAGGAACAAATTGGGGTAACGCTGCATTAAATACTACATATACTTCGGTAACAGCAGTATCTAATACTTCATTATCAGGTGGTTCAGATGGTTCTGCTGCAACAACAGCTGAATTAAAAACTGCTTACGAAAAATTTGAAGACGCAGAAACAGTAGATGTAAACTTAATTATCGCTGGTAAAGGTGATAGTACACACATTGACAATTTAATTACAATTGCAGAAAACAGAAAAGACGCTGTAGTATTTGCGTCTCCTGAAAGAAGTGATGTAGTTAATGTTACAAGTTCCGAAACACAAACAAATAACGTTAAATCGTTCTTTGATGGTGTTCGTTCTTCTTCATATGTTGTATTTGATAGTGGTTACAAATACACTTACGACAAATACAATGATGTGTTTAGATATGTACCTTTAAACGGTGATATTGCTGGTCTTGCTGCAAGAACAGATTTAGTTGCGGACTCTTGGTTCTCACCTGCTGGTTACAACAGAGGAGTTTTAAGAGGCGTAGTTAAACTTGCATACAACCCAACAAAAACACAAAGAGATACACTATACAGAGCTAGAATAAACCCAGTTTGCACATTTGCTGGACAAGGCACAGTCTTGTTTGGAGATAAAACTGGATTATCTGCTCCTAGTGCGTTTGATAGAATCAATGTAAGAAGATTGTTTATCACTTTAGAAAAAGCAATCTCTACAGCTTCTAAATTTCAATTGTTTGAATTTAATGATGAGTTTACAAGAGCTCAATTTAGATCAATCATTGAACCATTCCTAAGAGATGTACAAGGCAGAAGAGGTATCACAGACTTTTTAGTAGTATGTGATGACTCAAATAATACTGCTGATGTCATTGATAGAAATGAATTTAGAGCAGACATTTTTGTCAAACCAGCTAGATCAATCAACTTTATAACTCTACAATTCGTTGCTACACGAACAGGTGTTGCTTTCGAAGAAGTGGTAGGAGCATAGGAGAATAACAATGCCAAATATTAATGACTTTAAAAGTAAGTTAAGAGGCGGCGGAGCTCGTGCTAACCAGTTTAGAGTTACAATGCCTTTCCCAGGATTTGCAAGTGTTGGAGGAGAAACAGAAGATATGTCTTTCCTTTGTTCATCAACAAGTCTACCAGGAATGACGATTGGAGAAGTTGCTATTCCATTTAGAGGAAGAGAGTTATATGTTGCAGGTGATAGAACGTTTGCAACTTGGACTACTACAATTCTAAATGATACTGACTTTAAAATCAGAAACGCATATGAAAGATGGTTAAATGGTATTAACAATATGTCCGATAACGAAGGACTAGTTAATCCATCAGACTATCAAGTTGATGCTTTCGTTGACCAACTAGATAGAAACGGCAACGTGATTAAATCATATACATTTAGAGGAATGTTCCCAACAACATTGGACGACATTGCTTTAGATTATGGTACTAACAATGCGGTAGAAACTTTTACTGCAACGCATAGATACCAATACTTTGAAACAAATACTACTACTTAATACACGACTAAATAATTAAGTAGAATTGAGGATAAATTATGGCTGAACTATTTGGGTTTAAGATAGAGCGACTGAAAGGTCCATCAACAGATCCAAGACAAAATATAGTCCCACCTCAAGCGGATGACGGTACACAAACCGTCCCCGCTGGTGGGTTTTTTGCGTCTTACGGAGGATTTGATGTTACTGCTCGTAACGAATTAGATTTAATAAGAAGATATAGAGAAATAGCACTACATCCAGAATGTGATAGTGCGATAGAGGATATTGTTTCAGAAGCAATAGTCTCTAATGAAAATCAACAATCCGTACACGTTGATTTAAGTAAGTTAGAATATAACGATAAGATTAAAGGTAAAATAAGAGAGTCTTTTTCTGAAATATTGAAATTGTTAAACTTTGATATAAAAGGCCACGACATCTTTAGAAGATGGTATGTTGATGGTAGATTATTTTATCATAAGATTATAGAAAAAGATTCACCAAGACTAGGTATCACAGAATTAAGATACATTGATCCTAGAAAAATCAAAAAAATTAGAGAAATAAGAAAAAACAGAATTGATGGTACGCCAGGTTCTTTTGCGTTTGAAAACAAATACCAAGAGTATTATATTTTCAATGAAAGAGGAATACACCCAACGGCTACTTCAAATGCAGGTGGTTTACAAATTGCAACGGATGCTATTTCGTATTGTCCATCAGGTCTTGTAGATCAAACGCATAATCAAGTATTATCTTATTTACACAAAGCAATTAAACCAGTAAATCAATTAAGAATGATTGAGGACGCTGTTGTAATTTATCGTATCGCAAGAGCACCTGAAAGAAGAATATTTTATATTGATGTAGGTAACTTACCTAAAATCAAAGCCGAACAATATTTAAGAGATGTTATGGCAAGATATAGAAATAAACTTGTCTATGACGCAAGTACAGGTGAAATAAGAGACGATAGAAATTATATGTCAATGTTAGAAGACTTTTGGTTACCT